TCTGTCATTATGCTACCCTCCTTTTATAAACTTCTACTTGTTCTAAAACCATACTATCATTCTTAATACTTTGATCTTTTGTTTCATTAAAGTATTTCAAAGCATTAACCGCAAATTGTTTAGATAGTTCATCATAATGTAGATCATCTAGTTTGTTTATTAGATCCTCAATTGATCTAAAGTTAGTATGATACCAACTACTATTTACAGTAACTGTTTCACGATCTATTTTTTTAAGTTCTTTAATGATAGTTTTAATATCACTACTCAATCGTGAGTCCCGTTCGACTTTGGTAATTTCTTGAACATCATCATGAAATTTCCACCATCCACCTTTTGTCATTTTTTCTCCTTTATTATTAAGTTAAACATACATAGGATTTTAAGGGAGAAATAATTAAATGTCAATCATTAAAGAAAAAAATAAAAGGGCTCGGGCCCCGCCCGAGCCCGGGATTCGGGTGGGGAATGAATATAGTATTTTTTTTAGGGTGGGCCCTCCCTTTAGGGTGGGCCCGCCCTGTTGCCTTTTTGCAACTGTGATATTTTTGCAACAGTGATATTTCTGCAACTGCGACACTATGTCCTATAATATCCTACATATATAGTTTGACACAATATCTAGTAGGTAGGGCGATCTCTCGCCCTACCAATGTTTAACTCCTATGGAGTTATTCTTTAATTTATCACAGTATTAATGTGATTTACTTCAATAGTTGGTTGCTCGTTAAATTCCCAACTATGAGAAGCTGTACGATATTGTGGACTACCAAACTTTTCAGTTGCCCAAATATCAAGATAGTTAAAACAAGGGTGTCCTTTCTTCGCTACAAACTCACCTCTTGCAACATCATCTAATTGTCCTTTTCTCTCAATTACTTCACCATATTTTGTGGCATAGTATTTGATATAAAAGATTGCGTCTTTTTCTTTTGTCATACTTTCGCCTTTCTTTAAGTTAAACATAATAGGAGTATATATTAATTAATAGGAGTTGTCAATACCTTAAAGTTGATTAAATGTATAATTACTATCCTCAAATTGTTGCTCGGTTATGTCCCTTTGTTCACCAGTACATATATTATAAAAGTAATGTCTAGCTTCGTTTTCCTCTTGTTGCCAACTCCACCTATATCTTTTTACCCACGCATTTTCTTCTGTTAGTTTTTTTGGGTGAGTTATTCTTCCAAAATGATCTATTGCTCTATTCCCATATTCTTGAAACCAATCGTTTTGACAATTCAAAGAACAAAAATTTCCATTTCCATAGTAAAAACTACTTCTTCTTCTAGTTTGATTTGTCTTATTTCCCTGACTACCTTTTAATCTGTCCTGTGTTTGATAAGTATGGCAAAGTGGGGATTGACAATATTTTAAATTACTCATATTTTTGTAATTCCTCTCTAGCTTGTTTAAATGTGTATTTTATTTGATTTAATCTTTCTTGTTTTTTTAATTTCTTTTTAGCCCTATAATCTAGCCAAATAAAATAGGTGCTAGAAATACTAGCACCTAAAATTATAAGAATTAAGTCCTCAATCATTAAAAGGGCATTTCTTCTTCACTTGGTTTTTTAACGTCAGGGTGTTCTTCATAATAAGTTCCATTTTCAATAGATTTATTATGCTCACCAATAACTTTATTCAAAATAGTTTCACTATCACTCGCAATATAATAGTGCTTGTCAGTTCTTTCATCTTTCGCCAGTTCTTCAAGACAAACTTTTAACTTTAAAGCTTGGTCAAATGTATCGGCAACTTTTGATAAAGTTCGGCTTTCGCTAGTTTCACTAAAAGTGATAACTTCAACAACAAGCCATTTCTTTTTAGGTGTCATACTTTCTCCTTTTATTAAGTTAAACATAATGGGAGTTTAACATAAACTCCCATAGATGTCAATAGCTTAATTTACCGATTGTTGCCCTTGTTGTTTTTCATACAACAATCTTGCCTTTATTTTATCTTCTCTTGATACATTTTTATTCTTCATACCTTTTATTCTTTCAGCAAGATTTTTAGGATTATAGATTACAAGCCCAGTAGAGTTAGTCCTGATTATTTCAGCTTCATTGACCGACAAGCCAAGTTCAGTACATAACTCAATCGCCTCATCAAGATAGTCATAACCTTTTAGACCAATTTTAACTTCTTTCATCTGATCTAAAATAGACTTAATCCATTTATAGTGTGCCATTATTAATTGACCTTTGGCTTGTTGCCACATTTCAAATGTTTTAAATTCTTCTCTTGAAACTGCAATCTGCCTATCACGACAATATTCTCTACCAATTAAGTCTAACTCATATTCCTTATCCCATTTATCAGCATAAGAAGTTAAGTTATTATTACCACTTATTGTTCCAAGATATTTGTCGTTTGCGTCTTGGTACTTTGTCCAATGTGGATTGTTGTCCTTGCCCTCCATTTCAATCGTAATATCAGGGTTGCAATCATCTTGGGCTTTTAACTCATCACGAAAATAAGCATACCCAAAATCCCTACTATTAGGTTTATAGTTTTGGCTATCTTGTCTATCAACATTATCCAAGTCGCCATTTAAACGAAAGTCAAAATGTTTTGAGATATATTTATCTTCTTCATCTGCCTCGTCAGGTTTCCCCATATATCCAAAATGAAAACAACTATCTTTCGCAATAGTATTTACGTTGGGATATTTGTCTTGAAGATAATGTGCAAGTTCAACATCTTTTTTAGGATATTGTCTTTCAACACATTGTTGGGCAAGTTGCCAAGTGTTATCTTGAACAGATTTAAAATTTTCCCTTGCCTGAAAAAATTTTTCTTTCTCTTGCGTATCTTCTTGTTCAAGATGTACTCGCATACGATTTGCGATCTTATTTCGCTTTTCTGCGTTTAGTCTTTCTCGTCTTACTTTTCTAGTCATATTTTACCTCTTTCTTTATTCTAGGATATTATGTGAATTAATTTTTATTGTCAATATTTTTTTTCCTTTTTTTTAGGGTGGGCCCTCCCATTAGGGTGGGCCCTCCCAGTGGGCTTCACGCATAAGTTGAAAATAAATTAATTTTTTATTTGACAAATCCTATAATATCTTATAGTGTTCAAGCTACTATTACTGCTTTAGTCTATAGAACTATTGTGGGAAGAGTGGGACAATTTCTGGTTGTGAAGTACTTTAAGCTTGCTTCAAATTACCAACGACCAGAACTGATCCCTGATCCATTGGCAACTAGAATTGGTGTCACTGTCAATGGATCTGGGATCAGTCTAGGTGACGCCCCACAGAAATTAAAGGGCTATATCATGGGTCGCGATAACAGTGCTGTTATGGTCCGGTAAGGTTGCAAACTGAAAGGCCCGCCCACGAGTCACTAGTACTGGTCCAGGATCAGCACGGAACGAGAGATATCTCGTAGCAATAGGCCAGAACAGCATCGCGGTTCGGTATTGCCTGATCTGAAAAAAATAAAAGAAAATCAACAAGCGCACAAGCTCTCAAGCGGGTGGGCCCGCCCAATAAGATTCAAGTATAAGTTGAAAAAAAATAATTTTTTTGTTGACGCTGCCCTTGCATCTGGGATATACTGGGACCATATAAAGGAGAATAAAATATGAGTACTAGAAGTAACATAGCAATAGAAGACCCAAAGACTAAGAAGGTTAAAGTAATATATGTTCACTCTGATGGGTATCCATACGGCGTTGGTCATTGCCTAGTTGATAACTATAATAGTTATGACTTAGCAAAAGAACTATTTCAATATGGCGACGCCAGCTATCTGGACGAGACCATTGATCAATGTAGTTTCTATGGTCGAGACTGGGAAAGAAAGATAGATAAAGCCAGAACCTATAGAGACGAGTGGATGTATATGTACAATATGCGCGGAGAGCCCATGATTGAATATATTTATATATTTAAAAGTGGTCGATGGTTTGTTTCAACTTCAAAATATATCAAAGAAGAGAAACTAGACCACCCTTACGATGGCGGGATCTGGTATTATTCTGAGTTTGAGCCTGTTATTACAAACAAGGAATATATCAAATATAAAGGTAAACACGAGAAACACGCTGAAGTTAAGATGATCGGTCAAATAGGAAAGCTCTTGAGTGGTGCTGGCTTTAAAGATGATGATGTAATGGTTCAAGGCGGCAAAGTTAAAAAGGCAAACTAAATGAATAAAAAAACTGTCATATGGAATACCGGGAGCGCGGCCGCGCGCTTCCGGTCCCAGAATAAAAAAAACAAAAAAAGGAACCAGGGTTCAAGCTCTCAAGCGGGTGGGCCCTCCCATAAAGACCCCTTTGGTTTTAATAAAGCAATCAATTGGGAGAAGCTGGACGATCCGGAAACTTTAAAAGAACTAGAAAAAATTTTAGATAGAAATGGGTTTTAACTCTCAAGCGCTCAAGCTCTCAAGCTTGACAGGTCCCAAGCGATAGGATATTCTGGGAACCAGAAAGGAAAAAAATTATGTTAAAAAAAGAAGCTAAAAAGATAACCGGGGGCCTGAGTGCTCCATCGAAAATGCCTGGACCGGCGTTTAACCTGCCAGCTCAGGCTTGCATTACAGGATCCAAACTGGTGAAGGTGCCGGGCTCAGTGTGCCATGGCTGCTACGCTTTAAAGGGCCGTTATCGATTCCCAAATGTTAAAGAAGCTCTTCAACGCCGGCTGGCTGCCCTTATGGACCCCAGATGGGTAGACGCCATGGTTGTGCTAATTGATAAAGAACCGTTTTTTAGATGGCACGACTCAGGGGACCTTCAGAGCGTACAGCATTTAAAAAATATATTCGAAGTATGTAACAGGACGCCGGGGACCCAGCACTGGTTGCCCACGCGCGAAGTTAAATTTTTACCATTAAATTTTGATGCTATACCTAAAAATTTAATAATTAGATTATCAGGTCATAAAATAGATAAGGACGCCGCCAGCTTCTGGCCGTGGACCTCTACTGTGGTGACCGCGGGAAGGACCTGCCCGGCGCCTGATCAAAATAATGAATGCAAAGATTGCCGGGCTTGCTGGTCCAGGGACACAGCCAACATTGCATATGGCAAACACTAAAGGCCACTTTAGAATGATTCTAAAGTGCGATTTTTATTCTCCAAGGGTGGGCCCTCCCAGGGGCCAAGCTCTCAAGCGTACAAGCGCCCAAGCTTACAAGCTTTCAAGCTTCCTGATACAGGAGGCCAGGCCACAAGCTAAGGGCTCAAGCTTAGTTCCTAACTTAACGAGTTCCAGGATTCTGGAGCCAGGGTACAAGCGCACAAGCTTATCCAGGGCACAAGCTACCAGGATATAGGAATTTCTGGGATGCTTAATGTGAAAAGATATTTGGTGCGGGGAACAGCGCACCAAATAGGGTTTTTTAGGGGTGGTCGCTTTTAATTCAAGTGTGAAAAAGTTGCCGCTAGGAGGGTAGCCCAGAAGATCAGGAGTACCGAATAAAGCCCAATTTTCAAGCCTTGTCCACGAAATATTTTTAGATTCATTTTTTAATTTCTTCCAAAGTTGTCTCTCTAACATAGGTGGTCTAACCGCCCCTAGAGAGGGTTATAGTTTTCCAATTATTTTACTCATACGCGCTCTTTCTGGTTCGGCTACGAGTACTAATCTATGCGACTCTCTATCACCAATAACTCTGTTTTCTAGAAGATTAATCTCCCTAATATCCATCATCTGGCCATTAGGTAATTGAATCTGAACCCTTGCGTTGCCGCTAGTAGGGCTTTCAAAAAACTTATCCAAAGCTTGTCTGAATGATTTTCCGTTTATCATTAGTATTGAATATATACAATAACTATTATATTATGCAATATTATGCCAGGACCTAAAAAGCAGCTAACACCCATGCAAATGAAATTTGCCCAACTCATAGTCTATGGAGTTGATGGGAATCCTATCACTAAAACAGAGGCAGCCAAACTGGCTGGCTATTCTGACGCTGCCAACGAAGGGTCAAAGATGACTAACCCAATTAAATACCCTCTTGTCTGTGCTTACATTAGTAATCTTAGAGATGAAGTAAGGGAAAAATATGGCATAAGCTTTGAAGGACACCTGGAAGAACTAGGTAAAATTAGAGACAGAGCCAAAAAAGACAGTAAGAATCTAGCGGCTGCGGCTACTACTGAAATTGCTAGAGGTAAGGCGGCTGGTTTCTATATTGACCAGAAGATAATAAGACACGGCAATATTGATGATCTCAATCTCGATCAACTCTATGAAAGAATGAAAACAATCAAAGAGAAGAACGAGAAAGTGATAGAAGCTAAAGAGCTTCTGACTAAAGACTAATTATCTTTTCTTTTTCTTTTTTTTCTTAGTCTTAGCTTTTTTCTTTTTCTTCTTTTTCTTTGGCATATTTATCTCCTTTCCTATACGTCTCTCTTTTCTGATTTCAATACACACCCCATAGGTATAATGTTTCTATCTGAAAACACTTCCTCTTTGGTATCGAAACTACTAAAGGTCCATACAAACTTTTTAGTTTTTTTATATATGTAAGCAAAGGTAACCATCTTTGCACATTCAAACTTATCAAACTCATCAGCACTAGCATGCCCGGCATCACCCGTGATATCCAACCACGTTATTTTGTAGAAATAATATTTCTTCTTATTTATGACTATGTGTTTATATTTAGACTTTTTCCTTTTCATAACTACTGTATACTCCCCCTACTATAAAATAAAAATAAGAAAGAGTGAATCATGTGCGCGCGACCCTTAAGTTGTTGGTATTGCTAGCTTTTTGAGCATTTTTTATAAAATTGTATCTTTTGTAACCAATTGTATCCTGCTCTAAGATACAAATTTGAGCGAATAAGTGTTGGTATACAACAATTCTAGCTTTTGTACCAATTGTAACCACTTTTAAAAAAAATAAAAAAAATTTTTTTATTTTTATAGAGAAAAGTGTATACATAGGGTACAATTCAAATTAATGGCTAATTTACTATACTTTTTCATCATTTTTTGTATCTTTATCGCTTTTGTGCTTTGGTACATTTTGGTAATATTGGTCTGTTCTCTTCAAGAATTCATGTTGGTAGTTTACAAACTCCTTGTCAGATACTTCAAACTTCTGAAACATGCCATCTTTTGAACACATTAGAACGATTCCAGTCTGAATCTTCGTGTTATAAACATAGTTGTGAGCCATACAATATGCCCCAAGTTGACTAAAATAGTCGGATATCCATTCACGTCTTTTTGGTTTATTAGTTTGTTTAAAATCTATTATGGC